GGTATCTATTTTGCCCTTATTCGTCATTATCTTACCAAGGTAGTCCAACCTATTGGACGAGAAAGCAAAGCTCCTCTTGGCTACTTTAAGGGTGTCTATTGATTGGTATGGGGAAGGGGGCAGATAACCATTCATGTGGAATCTTGTATTGAGTTTCTTCAGGTCGAATTTATCTCCGTTATGAGCAATTACGATGTCTGCTTGGTTGATTAAATCCCATATACCTCCCACCACCTTGCTATCGTCTCGATTGATTGCGTCTTCTGGGGATTGTATTTCAGACATGACTTCGGAATCGCACAACCACTTTGCCGACCATGATAATATATTCCAATCTTCGATAATGTTGCCATGATTGATATACTTATTACCAAATAGACCCCACACATATACTTCCATAGGGGTCGTTTCTATGTCGAATAAGAGTATTTTAGCACCATCGGGCATTATATAACTCGAATCCCACTTACCGCAATCCATACATCTTGTTCTTTGTTTTCCGTTTCTTGTACCACGTTTCTGTTGATTAGTGCTTCCGCATTGACATTTCATATTAACTCCGATTTCATCCATTTATTTAGTGCTTGATCCCATCGTGAGAACGTCGCCTTGCCATTTTCGTACTTAATCCAAGTTTCATCAAATTCTCTTTGAAATCTTATTGTCATTTTTCTTATGTGATAATCCAAATTAGTTCCAGCATGGGGCGGCATGGAATTAATCTTTTCAAAATAACACTTCTTTGTCCTGTCTGAGATATTCACCATATTTGCCATTCCTTGTGTTGTATGATAATTTACCTGTACCCGTATATCCGTTTTTATACTGAAAACGAATCTTTTGCACATGAATCCCTACATAATCTTCATCTTCGTCCTTATGTCGGTGTACTGTTATACAGTTATCCGCTTTATTATAAAAGTTTGCACTCCCCGAAATATCATACGGGGTAGGCACAACTACCTTTCGATTATTATCACTCTCCATTTTTCTTGGATGTGCCACTACCCAAATGTGAATCTCGTGAATTTTGGCAAATGTATTTAAAGATGCTAAAACTCTTGACACATAATTAGTCTCATTCTCCGAGTCCCTGAATTTATGCTCCACCGTATTCCAAGGGTCAATTATAAGCCCATTGAGACCGTATCGGAAATTCAGAATCCGTGCTTGGTCTAATATGCTTTCGATAGTAACAGAGTCCTCTTGTGTACCGATAAATTTAACGTGGTCATTTAAAATACCCATCGCATTTCGAGCCATTTCTTCATCAATTCTATCATCACCCCAGAAGGGTTTGCCTGTGAATTTACCTACTAACTTGAGAAGATGATGCTTAACAGGGAAATTTTCAGCAGAGAATATACCAAACTTCCATCCATAGTCTTGCACCATATTAATCATCAGGGCATCCATCCACTCTGACTTACCCATATTTGGGACACCTGTTATAATTGTAACCTCCGACGGAGAAACTCGATAGTATTCATCCAATCCCGACCATCCCGTTGATAACCCCTTTTGGTCTGGAGTATTCAAAAGGTCAATAGCGTCATCCATTACATCGCTCACAAGAACAACACCATCAATAGGGTAAGGGTGAGCATCGGTTATAATTTCTGTAATTTTATCTTCACCGTACTTCACAAGAACGTCGTTCATATCCTTACAGTCGGTAGGATAAGTAACCCGATAACACTTCTCCCTACCGATCCTTCGGGAGAGTTCATCCCTCATTGCATGACCAGCAGGGTCATCATCCATTGCAAGTATAACCGTTGTGGCATTCATCAATGATTCTTCTGCCGATAGCAGATAACTAAACTTCCTATCGCTTGGATTGGAATTAGGGGCAATAGCACCGTCAGGCACACTCACAACATTACTATAACCAGCTTGTACTATCGAAAGGGCATCCATTTCACCCTCGGTGATTATAATTGCATTCATTCCGACCATGTGGTCGAATCGGTAAAAACACTTCTCTGCGTTCTTGCTCTGTCGGTATTTCTTATCAGCAGTCCGAGATTTGACGTTTACAACTTCTCCCCCTTTATAAAAAGGGAATTGAATCCAACCATTGTCGTAGCCGATACCTGCATCGCTAACCACAGCGGCACTTATACCTCTGTTCTGAAACCACTTTATAACTGTGGTTGGAAGGTCTGTTAAGGGTTCAGGTGGTTTTTCTATGGGTGGGGATATAACACCCTTCTTATTCAATGAACCTCTCCAAGAACAATTATGACAATTCCATACACCTTCGTCTATATTCACAGATAAACAGGGGTCGTTCTTCTTCTTTCTTGTATGTGAACATTGCGGACATATTGTCTTTTCCTGTCCACTTGTATTCTTTAGATAGATTCCATGCGTTTCAAATGTCATACTACAATGCTCCTTTTTGGCGATATTTGGTGTCTTAACGACGTTTTTATTGTTATTTGGTATGTAGGTATCAATTATTAAATTTTAGGTGTAGGTTGGCGAATTTAGACTGCCCATTGTTTGATTTAGTTCGTAAACTTCGTAACGAAATTAAGTTACTCATCCAAAAATCATCATCCGTAGCCCATTTTATAACATCCCGTACATCTTTTTCACCCCATCCATCGAGAGTAATTAGCTCAAACAACGTATTAACCGAGCCTTTAGTTAAATCTGAGTCATTGAACCAATCTGCCGTGATGTGATTGGGTAATTGTTTATGCTTCGCTGTATAGAACTCCGTTACTATCTTTTTGAGGAACGTCATCTGCCCTTGTGTGATATTTTTATTATAATTAATTTGATGCCTCTTATTAGAGTAGATATATCTTATATTATAAGTATTATAATATGGTTCGTCTGTATTTGATGTGGTTTTGGCATTGCTCTCCTCTGAAGAAGTACCCAAAATAGGCTCTACCCCACCTTGTAGATTTGACATGGCTTTCTGCAATTCTTCATTACCCCCACCTTGTAGATTTGATGTGGCTTTTGGGATAATGTATCTTTTCCTAAACTTTTGACTATCTTCATCTTTTTCGATAATGATGGAAATATAACCGAGTTCACGCAGTTTGGTCATTGATGCTGAAACAGTAGCTTTGGTGCAATCTGACACTTTCGCAAAATACGCATTGTTCTTAGTACAAATTCCATCATCGTCGAGAGTGGCAGTAACTTCGCAGTATATTAACTTATCTCTTGGAGATAGGTCTGTATTGTGCCTAATAGGTTTGGGGATATAACCGATATAACTCATTAGCTCTCCCAACAAACGGGGGGCAAGAGAAAGGAGGAAACTCGCCCCTTAGTCCGTTCATATAATTGGTTTAACAAAATTATTGAAATACTCACATTCCTCCCCATTTTTAATCAGACACGCCTTGTCGCACATATCCGTATCAACCCATTGATTAAGATGCTTCCCAATGATAATACCTGAGCAGATATAACCAGCATTATAATTAGCACAATGTTTGAGTACAAGCTGGGGATCGTCCTTTTTCATATATCAATTTAAGACAGACAACATAAGGTTGCAAGTAGCAATTTGGCACATTGCTCTGTCATTTGGGCAGAATACTCACAGAATTGCCATGAACAAGGTAATAATCTGCATCAATTTTCCAAACGGTTCTATTTAAGTCTAATTCCCCGAATTGCTGAATTGTCGTGTAATCCATTGTATCAATCAGAATATAACTATAATCACCAATAATTGCAGTAGTGTCGCCCCTTGCAAATACAAGCTCGCCATTGTAATACAGGTTATCTTTGACAAATTCAATCCCATCTTCTTCTTCGTAGGAGAGATTAAGCATTGTCCTAATTGCAATTTTGGGATCATCGCAATTTATTGCAAATTCAACTCCGTTTGTATATTCTGAGTATTGGTCTGTATTATGGTGGTATTGCTTAATTAGTAGCATGGAATACACCTTCCGATATTTCCTCAATGAATAGATTGTCGTCGGGGAAATCAATTATTGCAATGGCATCAAATACATCGTCGAGGTTCAGCGGCACATTATAGCAATAATATACATCATTGTACCTAATAACTGACTTATAACTATGGGTATTTTCATAATCTTTTGTAAAATACATCTACACCTCCTTTATTTTGATAAATTCAATTTCTGTTTTTTTCCAACCTTTTTCAAGCAGATATTTCAAACGTGCCACTTTGTCAAAGGTAAATCCGAGAATATAACTATCCTCCCCCTTTTTTCCAACTACTTTATAATAAAATCTCATCCGATTTATTTATCCTTGCTTAAGGATCCACCATTGCAGCGACCCCTTTTTAATTAATTCTAAACATTACTAAATCAGCTATATCCAT